AACCCTTGGAGACCTGATGCGATTATCTCTGGTGCTGACATCCATGAGCGATTGGTCAACCCGAAGCATACCGAAAGCATCCCGTATCCATTCGACGGGCTTAACAACATGACCCGAGGAATACGCAAGGGAGAGATTGTTACCTTTTGTGCGGGTAGTGGACAAGGCAAGTCACAGATATGTCGTATCATCTGCCATCACATTCTCACCACTACTGATAAGTCCGTGGGATACATCGCCCTTGAGGAAAGCATCGAGCGCACTGCGTTGGGTATCGTTGGATTGGAGATGGGCAAACAACTACACCTCGACCCTGAGTCAATCTATGAAGACCTAGACTTTGATGATGCTTACACTAACACAGTAGGCTCTGGAAGGATGTGGTTATACGACCATTGGGGAAGCCTCGATGCCGACCGTCTGTTGTCTCATGTCATGCACATGGCAAAGGCGATGGATGTTGAGTATGTTGTTCTGGATCATGTCAGCATTGTTGTTAGTGGTATGCAAGATGGCGACGAACGCCGCATGATTGATAACCTTATGACCAAGCTCCGTGCGTTGGTTGAGGAGTGTGGCATTGCGTTAATCCTGGTGAGCCACCTTAAGCGTCCCTCGGATGGACGAGGACATGAAGAAGGAACCAGCACCAGCCTTGCCCACCTCCGAGGATCAGCAGCGATTGCCCAGCTAAGTGACATGGTGGTGGGCTTGGAGCGTAACCAACAAGACACTGAGCATAAGCACCTTACAGCAATCCGTGTTCTCAAGAACCGCTTCAGTGGTGAGACCGGATTGTGTGACAATCTTTCCTTTAACCCTAACACTGGTCGTATGGCCGAGTGTAACTTTGAAGCTCTATAATAATTATGAAAACTAAAATACTATTCTTCGACATTGAAACCAATGCCATTGACCATTGGCCAACCCTCGGTGGATTAACAGACCTCCACTGCATCAGTGTGTTTAACGCTGAGACCAACTCAATGCGCTCCTTCAACTCACAGAAGGGGGATCTTCAAGAGGGTGTTGATTATCTTAACTCAGCCTACAACATCTGTGGTCACAACAGCATTAACTTTGATGCTCCGGCCCTCCGCAAGCTGGGCTACGAGATAACGGCCAAGGTGGTGGACACCAAGGTCATGTCTGCTGTCATCTCTACTGACCTTTATGAAAAGGATGTTAAGACGATGGGAGAGGAGTTCCCAAAGAACCTTAGAGGTCGCCACAGTCTGAAGGCATGGGGACTCCGCTTAGGTAACAAGAAGTCAGACCACGGTGAGTCCGAGGATTGGACACAATGGAGTCAAGAGATGGAGGACTACTGCGAGCAAGACGTTCGTGTGACAGCATCACTCTTCAAACACTTCATGGATCAGAAGCCCTCGTCCGAGATGTTACACTTGGAGCATGACTTCGCGGAGTTGATGACCGTGCAAGAGATGAATGGTTGGCCCTTTGATATGGATGCCGCCAATGCGCTCACTGAGACGCTCATGGCGCGCCGTGCAGAGATGCGTGATGAACTCCAAGATATGTTCCCTGCGACCACCGAGGAGATGAAGACACCGAAGGGATGGAGTGTTGATGTTGATGGGAAAACCTACCACGCTGCCACCAAGGGAGGCTTGAAGCTCGTCCTAAAGGAAGCGGGATTGAAACAGGTGTTAGCCAACGATGCGGTCAAGACTGGTAACAAAACCAAGACCGTTCCATTCAACCCTAACAGTCGTGACCAGATTGCGGAACGCTTGATGAACATGGGGTGGAAGCCTAAAGCCTATGAAGGGAAGCGACCGAAGATTGACGAAGCAGTTCTGCGTGGCGTTGAGACACCGGAAGCGGATATGTTGTTGGAGTATTTGTTAATCACCAAACGCTTGGGGCAAGTTGCCGAGGGTCGTAACGCTTGGTTAAAGATGGTAAAGGATGGACGCATACACGGTGAGGTTAACACCAACGGTGCAGTCTCCGGTAGATGCACTCACACCCGTCCTAATGTTGCCCAAGTGCCAGCAGTTCGTGCGACATACGGAACGGAATGTAGATCGTGCTTCACGGTTCCCGAAGGCAAGGTGTTGGTTGGTGCTGATGCCAGTGGCTTGGAGCTACGATGTCTTGCCCACTATCTTCACCCTTACGACAACGGAGCATACGGAAGGACAATCCTGGAAGGTGACATCCACACTGCTAACCAACAAGCTGCGGGGTTACCTACAAGGGACGAGGCTAAGAGATTCATCTATGCGTTCCTTTACGGGGGAGGCGATGAGTTGGTTGGTAATATTGTTGGTGGAGGAAGACGCGAAGGAAAACGAATCAAGGAAGCCTTCAAGCGTAAGACCCCAGCCGTAGCTCGCCTGTTGAAAAGCATCGAGCAAGCCCTTAAGGGGAAGACATGGTTGGGTGGTTTGGATGGTCGCAAGCTGCACTGTCGCTCTGCACACTCCGCATTGAATCTTTTGTTACAGTCAAGTGGGGCGGTTGTTATGAAGAAGGCTTTGGTTGTTTTTGCGCGTGACGCAAAGCTGCCTTACGAACTCCACGGTAACATCCACGACGAGGTTCAGTTCTCCTGTCTCCCGGAACACGCTGATGAACTCGGTGAGTTGTTCTGTGATTCACTCACCAAGGCTGGCGAGGAGTTGAAATTCAAATGCCGTCTTGACGGTGAATACAAGGTAGGATCTAATTGGGCTGAAACACACTAGGTTGATGAAAGTCTTAATAGCTTGCGAATACAGTGGAACGGTAAGAGATGCGTTCACCGAGTTAGGACATGAAGCTATGTCTTGTGATCTTCTTCCAACTGAAAAACCAGGACACCACTATGAGGGTGATGTGCGAGATGTTCTTGATTACCCGTGGGACTTAATGATCGCTCATCCTCCTTGCACTCATCTCAGTGTATCCGGTGCGCGTCACTTTAAGGAAAAGCAATTAGACGGGAGACAACAGACAGCAGTTTCTTTCTTCATGAGTCTTGCACACGCTAACATCCCGATGATTGCTATTGAGAATCCGGTGTGTGTGATGTCCTCACTGTGGCGTAAGCCTGATCAAATCATCCAGCCTTGGCAGTATGGGCACGGAGAAACCAAATCCACCTGCTTGTGGTTAAAAGGTCTTCCAGATCTAACACCCACGGAAATCGTGGAGGGAAGAGAAGCGAGGATACACCGACTTCCCCCAAGTGAGGAGCGTTGGAAAATACGAAGTGAAACTTATCTAGGAATAGCCAAAGCAATGGCAAGTCAGTGGGGAAACGTGCTGACGTTACGTTAACAAAAAAAAAACAAAACATTATGAGTAAAAAAATATACATCGACGGCGACATGCTTCTCTATAGGGCAGCGTTCTCAGCCGAAAAAGAAATCAAGTGGGATGATGACATCTTCACTGTTCACTCCGACTTCTCGGATCTCAAGGACTGTTTCATCATGGTCACTGACTGCATCAACGAGATCCTTATGGTGGACGAGGAGGAAGGCGACAAGGTAACAATGGTCTTCTCGGATCGCTACACCTTCCGTCACGAGATCAACCCTCTTTACAAAGCTCACAGGCGCGAGAAGAGAACTCCACTTGGCCTCGGTGCTTTACGGGACTGGGCTTGTGACACATGGGAAACCCAGCACGAGCAACGCTTGGAAGCCGATGATGTCCTTGGGATTATTGGAAGCAGTGAACCAGGTTCTATTATTGTTAGTGGAGACAAAGACTTCGCGACAGTTCCGTGCATCTGGTATAACTTCCTTAAGGACGAATTACGCACCGTGACCTTGGAGGAAGCAGACAGACAGCACCTAGTCCAGACGCTTGCCGGCGATGCCACCGATGGATACTTTGGTGTTCCTCGGATCGGCTTGAAGACTGCTGAAAAGCTCCTTGATAAAGAGGGTGCGGAATGGCAGACTGTTGTTAATGCTTATGAGAAAGCCGGAATGGGGGAGGACGAAGCGTTGCTCAATGCACGCATGGCCTTTATACTTCGGGACGGTTACTACGATAAAGACACCAAGGAGATAACACTATGGACACCGTAAAAGAAACCCGCCAACGATCCTGTGAACCCGTCCGACGAATCACCAAGCAACTAAGACCATGCCAAAGACTGATGCCAACCCTAAACCCGGATCGGGTTCCACGACTTGTTCTCGGAAGTGTAGTTATTGCTTTGGGCGGGGACGAATCCGACGACCGGGGAACTTCAACCAAACCAACTGCCCAGTCTGCTATGGGCGAGGGGTGGTGAAAATCTCATCCGAGAACGATCAAGGATAACCGACTAGAATCATGACACCTGAAACCGAAGATAGAAATAAACCGTTTGATGAAGACGCTGGATGCTACCCACCACTAGAACCTGATTCTAGTTCGTGTTCATCCGCTTGTTCTGATATGGTGATTACATTTGAATCGAGGGATGCGCTCCTAGCTGCACTGTGCGAAAGGGCATTCGGCGCAAAACTCAGGATGCTACTCAAGGATGAAGAATAACACCATACACATTGAAGGAACCGCTGAGGAGCGCAAGATGATCCCCCTATACAGGGGGCTTCTTTGTTACTTCCCGGACGCGCTCGTTGAAGTCGCCAAGCAATCCGTTAAGGGTAACATCCAGCATCACCCAGATTCCTTGGATATATGGTGGGATAAAAGCAAGTCCAAGGATGAGCTTGATGCCCTCCTGCGTCACATGCTTGAGGGGGACTGGGCGGCAATGGCATGGCGAGCTTTGGCTCATCTTCAAAGGCAACTCGATGAACAGACCCATAATAGGACTGTTAACAATGAGTGACTATATACCACCTATCTCTACAGACTTGATTAAGTTCTTGGACGAACGTGTTCCAAGTAAGGATTTCTCCCCTAGCGATTCGCTTCGGGAGATTGACTTTTATGGGGGTAAGCGTGATCTCGTTAACTTTCTAAAACGTCTTCATGACGACCAGCTAGCTAACCATCTAAAACCATTCCACCCAGAAGACTAAAACCATGTGCATGTCTGTTAAAACGCCAAAACCACCGGAGCCTCCTGCGAGTCCTCCACCGCCTACTGCTATAGCCGAGACGGTTAAACCAAAAGATAAACCCGCCAAAGCCCAGGGGAAACCCAAGGGTGTGGCTAGTCTTGTTAAACGCCGGCCTGTCGTTGGTGGGTTAGGAATCTCAAAACAAACCTCTAACTACTAAATTGTATTATGGCACTCGTAACAACAGACATCAACATCACCTCCTCGGATTTAGGATCGGGTGGCGACCAAGGTTTCACCGCATCCACAACACCAGCTATCACTCCGCACAACGGGAAAACTAACGCATTTCTTGTATCGGGTGATTTTGCAGGGGGAACCGTAACACTTCAACACAAGATCGGAGATACTTATGTGGACATCGGACCAGACACAACATTAACTGCTAATGGTGGTGGATTGTTTACCACCCCTGTTTCTGATCTACAGGTATATGTAACCGGTGCTACAGGTAGTCCTGCTTTCGATGTCCAAGTGATCATCAAACCAATCATCCTTTAAGAGTAGACCGGTATGCGGAAGAATAGACGAACTGACGAAAAGCTCTCCCTTCGCTTAGGGACGCTCGTCCCAACACAAGGGTTTACCCAATCTTTGACGAGATCGTTTACTACCCGCTTCTCTCAGCGAGATTTTGACCCCTTATCCCTCAACCCGATTCTGGCCTTCGAGATGCGCGAATCGATGATGGCTCCGCTGGCTTCCGAGTCACTAGACCTCGATCCGGCAAACCCGGCCACCCTGGATATCATCACGGCGACGAGAGCGGGAACAGCAACATACACAGACGCCAATGGGATCATTCAAACCGCCTCTCCGAATACAGTGCGTGTGGACCACGTTGATGGAGTGCCAATGATTCTGGTTGAGCCAGCCGCGACGAACTTAATTGCTAACTCTAACACTTTCAATACTCAGGGGACTACAGTGTTGGATGGAACAGATTATCTTGCACCTGACGGAACTAATACAGCTACGCAATTAAGTAACATTCTGGACTCATCTGGTGATAGAGCTGCGCTAACAAATGCAGCGACTGTGATAGGTGATACTGAATATAGTGGGTCAATATTTGTGAAGGGGACTGCTGGTGAGGAGATATCTTTCTATGCAAAGCGTTCTGCTGTCGGTGATTATGCTGGCTCCGCGTATAAAACGGTAACTTTAAATGGAGAGTGGCAGCGCGTGACAGGTATGACATTCACTACTGCCGCTGATAACATCACGGCTAAAGTGTATGTAACTAAAAGACCAACTTCCACAGCAGACGTAATTCAAATCTGGGGCGGCCAGTTTGAAGAAGGTAGTATATCTACATCGTTCATCCCCACATCAGGAAGCGCGGTGACGCGAGCGGCTGATGACCTTGTCATCGATGGAATTGACTTTACGAACTTCTACAATCAGAGCGAGGGGACGATTTATATAGAGTGGCAGCGTGAAGCGACTAATACTGTCTATCCATTCACTATAAGTGATGGCGGGGCTGGCAATATCATACGCATCAATAATGCTTCGACCTACCGTATTAAAACAGGCACTGTGGAACAGGCGAATTTATATCTTGGATCATCAAACACGGGACAAATAAATAGGGCAGCAGTTTCTTGGGCTGCAAATAATTTTGACGGCAGCAAAAATGGTGGAGCCGTTGTATCAGACTCCGCAGGGACAATCCCAACCGTGAATCAATTACAAATAGGCGGACTCTATAATACTGGTTCCGAAATCAACGGCCACATCAAACGCCTCATCTACTGGCCTCATCACTCAGACAATCTCTAAACAATGGCACTCAATTTATCCACACTTACAGACTCCAGCACCAGTGCGGGGATTCTTACTGACTTGGCCAAGAGCGCGTCAAACCTTGAGTTAGTCGCCACCTTAGAGAACCGAGTGAGCGGAGGCCCGAACGCAACCCAGACCACAGCCAGCAAACAGCCCCGCGCACATGTTCCGCTTGGTGACGGTCATTTGTATTTACCATCCGTCAGCGGGAACTATGCGAGCGTTCCTGATGCGGATAATTTAGATGGCTTCGGAGATTTCTGCTTGGAATTTGTAGGATCTTCCGAAGACTGGCACGATGGAGTCGCGATGTCGCTTATCTCTAAGTATTTAACGGGAGACCAAAGCTATATCTTCCGCCTACAATCGAATGGAACCATTTTCTTACTTTATAATTCCTCGACCACGACTTACGTGTTTTATTCTAACGCAAGCCACAACCTTGTTGATGGGGAAAAGGGTGGGATCAGGGTTGTCAGGAGTGGTTCGTCCTTGTTGTTTTATGAAAATCTATATGCGGGGAGCGGTTGGCAGCAGATAGGCACAACGGTAAACGGAAACTCCGCAACTTTGAACACCGGCACTCGTAAAGTTGAGATTGGCACAGCCGAGAATGGCACTTCGTACCCATTCAACGGTAGTGTTATCTCGTCGAAAGTTTGGAACTCTTCTTCCCCCGACACCGCCTCGCCTGTCTTAGACATTGATTTCTCCGACGGCGACCACAAGGCATCCTCCTTTGTCTGCTCGACAGGTCAAACGGTAACGATTAACACATCAGGCAACGACCCCGCCACCATTGTTCAAAGAAGTTTTTTACGATTCGACGGTGCGAATACCGGTTTTACTGGTGATTTCAATTCTACAAACACGACAGGCGGTCATTTGTTCGTTGTCTACAGCGTCAACGGTAACGGCGGCGGAACCTCTGGACGGGTTTTTGTGACCAATAGCTCAACCAATATCGGTAACGCATGGGCTGACCTCAAGGCATTTCTGTGGTCGTTGCAAAACAACCAGACCGGAAACATCGGGTATTACCACAACCGCTCATTTCGAGGCACTCACACGCTAGGATTTGACCCCGCCGACGGGATGCTGCTTCACGACATTAAAGTGGTAGATGGGCAACAAACATCAAAAATCAATAATAGTGACACTCAAGGCTCTACCGTCGGGATTGGGTCACTTGCCTCCGATCAGTTTTCCATCGGCTCATCCCCGCACGGCCTCGCGAACAGCGCCATAGACCTCGAAGCCCTCTACCTGTTAGACCACACATTAAGCGACGATGACGCGAC